GCCATGTTATAGCCCCGCTGCTTTTTTGTACGCTGCTGCCGCTTCTGGCGTTGGGAACGTTAATACTTTACCGCCTGGAATAGTGACAGTATTACCGCTTGCGTTTGGCGTTGCTGGTGCTGGCGTAGCGCTAGGTGCAGAAGATGTAACTGGCGCAGCAGAACCTGGCTTATATTCATAGGTTAAATCAAACGCTTCACGAACCCTAGATTTAGCCCCACGGATTGATTCGGCAATTCTTTCTAATTCACTTTGTACGCTACCTTTTTCTTGTACGCGTGATAAAGCACCCGCAGCTTGACGGAGTTGTGTACCTTCTTGATTGGATACGTTACCTAACGCGCCGCCTGTTGGTGACGCATTACGCATATCTTGAAGTTCTTTAAATTGCAAACCAGCCACAACTTTTTCATACAACTCCAACGCTTCACGCCCTGCAGCGGTAACGCCTGGCGCCCGACCCGCAACAATACCCGTAATGCTGCTAAGACCTGGATGATTGCGTAGCCGTTCAATGTCTTTAAGAACTGAATCCGATTTAGACTCAAACGACTTAACGGCCAAATTAGCTTGTGGGAATTTAGCTTCACGCGCCTGTATTTCTTTTGGCGACAAGGTTGTAGTTGTTGGGCCGCCAGGAATCGGTTCAATTCCACCTGTATCGGTTTGGCGATAGCCAACAGGAATACGCCCTAAATCTTGACCACGCAATGTGATGTCTTGACCACGTCTAGTCAAATCAGCCGTTTGTTGTTGCGCTGCGCTAATAGTATTTAATTCAGTAAACTTTTGAACCCCTAATTTAGATTCGTTAATTAATTTTTGTAACCCACCTGGTTGGGATAACGTTGACATAATTCTTTGACGAGATTGATCTGCCGTAATACCGCGAGCAGCTAATAATGGGCCTAGCACAGGGTCGCGGTGGTTAGCTTCATGCCACGAAATGTATTGTTCAGGCGTTTCTATACCGTTTAACAGTTCACGTGATACTTTTAACCGTGAATCTATTGCTTCATTTTCCATTTTTTGTGCGCCAAACTTTTCTTTCCTAAGCACCGCACGGTTTTTTTCAAATTCAGCGCCTACTTTTGGTGAAATGCCATACAGTTGACGAATAGTTTCAGGCGAATCTAAATCGGCACCGCTTGCAAGTACTTCACGCAATTTGTTTTCTTGCGCTATACCACGTTGCAACTCGCCCATTTTTAAAGCATTAATACCAACTTCTTGCGCTCGCATAGTAGCGGCAACAGGATCTTGTATTTGAGGTTGTTTAAAACCAAGCGCAATGGATGGGTCAATTTGTGCCATAATTATTCCTTATACTACTAATTTAATAAAAACAATTTAGGGAAAACCTGTGCCGCTCATATTAAAATCTTCTCCAGTGCCAGTACTCATTACACCGCCACCACGCGCAGGAAACAATCTATTCATAAGTTGTTGATTTTGATAAAAATTAATGCCTTGACCAACACCGCCAGAAATTGCGTTTGCCTGACCCATGTAGCCAGACGCTTGCGCGTTACCTGCGCCAATAATGTTAGACGCCATTGCGTTGCCGTATTGCCCTGCTTGCGTACCTAGCGTATTGGCGCTAGACTGCGCTACCCCAGCCAAACTAGCAAACGGATTTAATGTATTGGCTCGTTGAGTTTGAAAGCGATTAAACGCATTTTGATACTCTTGCGAAGCAAGGTCTTGCCCAAAGCGCTGCGTATTTTTTAAATTTGCACCTGACAGCAAACCGCCACGGGCAGCTGCTGAACGTTCTAAAGCCTTCATACCTTCAGACATTCTAAATGCGTATCCAGGGTCGGCTTGGAATTTATCCATACCAAATTCAGCCGTTGCGTACTTACCATACCCAGGCGCATTTACGTCCCCGCCAAGCCCTAAATATTCTAAAAGACGGTTTTGACCTTTAAGACCCGCTTCTCTAAACGGTTCTTGCAACTCTACCTGACGTTCAAACATTGCGGTTTGGGCGTCTGTTGCACGATTAGCAGCGGCTGTTTGAGCGCCTGCGGCTTTACTTGAAGAATATCCACCTATTACGGCGCTAGTTACTATAGCGGCAGCTACCCAAGTCATATTATTCTCCTTTTAAAGCGCGCTGCGCTTCAATAACAAATTGCTTTATTTGATTATTAGAATCAAATAACGCAGTATCATCTGGTTCAATTAATTCGGCTTCAATTTTATCTAAATCCGTATTATCTGTTTTGTGAAACGTAATCCCTATTGAATCTTTAGCAGCGTACGTAACCCGTTTGGTTCCTGGTTTTGATTCTACAATATCGCCAGCGCGCAACGTACGCATACCTAATTCTGTCCACGCTATTATTTCACCTTTTGCACATAAAAAGAAATGTGGTTTTTTATGTATTTTACCTACAATAACCGTACCTGCGGGGCGAAATACTTTGCGACAGTACATTCCGTCTGAAAAGTAATGCTCCGTTTGCAATTCGGCTTGGGGCATTTTTACCATTTCTGCCTGTAAATCGTTAATTTGAGCCTTAGTAGGCACAAATTGATTAACTAAAGACGTTATGTCGTCAGTATTTGTAGTTAAGTTCATTAGCTTGTAATTTCTCTGCCGTTTGACCGAATATTGATTGCCGAAGCCGTACCTGCAACGGTGGATATAAACCCGCCTGGCGCTAGGGCCGCACCTACAATTTCAGGAAATGTATAGGTTTCTGAAGGCTGTAAAGACTTGGTTTTAACAATTAAATTGTTATTACCTGCGCTATCGGCAGCTGTTACTAGGTTAACGCTAATAGTTGCCGCCGTAGCGCTGTAATTAGTAGCCGTAAACTTGTCGATAATCGTCGTAACGTTAGCCGCCGTGTATTGGGTAGTTTGGGCATTTTCCGCTGTTTTAGCGGGAATAAGTACTTTTACGGTGACAGTCATAAATATTCCTTTTTACTATTACGTATTTAAAATAAGCGCTTCATCGTTTTCGGTTAGTAAAATTTCATTGTTTTCAGTCGCTAAAAACTCAAAATTATTTGACGATGCTAACATTACCACCCAATTTGTGCCGTCTGATACTAGCGTAGCCCAATCCCCAGCTAGATTATTCAATATGTCTACATTAGCAGGGCCACCCGATAACGGCACTACATTGCTTGAAACCGACACCAATAATTGATTTTGGTAGTTTTGAAACGTTAAGCTACGTCCTATATAGGATGATGCCGTAGGAAGCGTAACTGTGCAAGTGGAGCCTGCTTTATTGTTAATGATCCATATATCTGTATCGGCTACCGTAAAATTGGCTGTTTTAGTAACTGGCGCTGAAGTAGCGCTAGACGTGCCTCCTGACGTAACTACTACGCTGGGGATGCTTAGTTCAACGGCTTGGATTTGTTTTTGTAGCTCGGCAATCTGAGAAACTAACGGCGAATCATTAGGAGCGCTAGGTATCTTCTCTTTATTCTGTTGTGTAATTTCATCAATAGTGGCAAACGGTGGCCCTAACTGCAGTTCATCTAAAGACGTAGGGTTAGTACCGCTGCCGGTCAAAACAAACAAATTTAAGAAAAAACGATACCATTCCCGTGCCATTAACCCTGTAGACGCATCAATAAGAGGCGTTCTGGGCGCGGGGATGTTGGTGACGTTTAATGGGCTAGGCACGGGTTGGGCTTAATAAAAGTTCAGCACCAACAATGGCAATCTTAACAGGGTCAGTTCCCGACACCTCATATACACGATCACGCAATTTCATTGTCATGCCAAGTCTACGCCAAAACACCCGGCGGCCGTATTGCCCAATTCGACCCATCTTAGACCAATGTTCGTTTGACCAAGTGTGACCGCCGTCATCTGACCAACGCAACATAACTTCGGGGTCGCTGCCTTGACCAGTATTGATTCCAACACCTGTTTCACAATCTAGCTGTAAGGTATGCTGGGCGGTACGGCGCAAGTTGTTTTGACCGCTTGGAATAGGACGCCAAGAACGCAACCATTTTTGGGGCGCACCGTTAATTGCATAAACTTCTAAGTCATAAGCGTATATGTTGCCGTTTTCATAATCACCTAAAAGCACTTTGTTATTAAACGCTGTTTGGCAGTTAGGGCGATATCGTACAAAGTCGCCGTTTGACCATCCCGCACGCTCATGCCACGATTGCGTAGCCACGTCATATACCCACGTTTTTTGTACAGTTGGGAATGTTAAGACATAAAAGCTGTGGCCATCTTGTTGGTAGGTATAAGCAATTGCATTACTAATATCGCCGTATTGTTGAATTTGCCATTCAATTGCATGATTAGACGCTCTAATGCCGCTGTAACCGTTATTGCGGTATACAATGCCACGTCCACGGGCGTCTTGCCCTAGC